TCAATACCCAGACAGCAGCAGTCTTTTCATCGTGAGCCTTACCGTAAGCAAATTGCTTAGCAGTGTAGAGGTTCAAATCTTCGAGAGCATAAGTCTCGGTGAAGCGACCAAACTCGATTCCACCACCTACGAAGGCATCGTAGCGCCCTTTGACAAATGTAGTCACTTTACCAGCAGTTTGAGCAACTGATTCAACCAAGATCAAGTTGTATGGCATTGCAGTCACATATGTTCCTTGAGCGTTTAATGATGTGTATTGTTTCTTGACATCCCATGCATCCGCTGGGTTGACTACCATCACAACATTACCTTCAACTGCCACTGGATTGCCATCAGACTTAACAGAGTGATGTTTGTACACCGCAGTCAGTTCTTTGACAACTGTTGCAGAGTCAGCAAATGTAAGGTTCGCAGTTTGGGCCTCTTTTTCTGCGAAAGTTGTTTTATTGCCAGCCGCAGTTCCAGTGAGGGTACGAGAAAGACCGATAGGTTTGCCATCTCCGTCACCGTTCAAAAAGGCAGCTTCCAAAGCAGCAGCGAACGCTTCTGTGATTTGAGCAGATACGAATGATTGCAACCAGGCAGGTCCGAATTTTTCAGAATCTTTAGGGATGACTACAAATGCTGTTAATTTGTTTTGAATCGCTTCTTCTTCGTTGAAGGCTTGTTTCAATTGACCTTGAATTTCCCCATTGATCTTGCCCCAAAGAGCTGTACCAGTTTGGGTTGATTTAAGGAATTTAAGGCGGATGCCAGCATTTCGCAATCCGATGTGTTGCAAGAGTGGGCGAGATTTTACCATATCATCAAAGATACGGTCGATAGTTTCTTGTGGGAAGAGTTTTTCTACTCCAACAGGGGCAGTTTTGTCGATGTCGTTGAAGAATTCACGAGCTTCTGCTGACATTTTTGCATCATAAGGATTCATTTGCGAAACTTCCTCATGAGCGGCGTTGCGAGCTTGTTTCATCATCTCATTGGTCATCGACTCGATCATTTCATTATAGAGCTTCGCTTGTTCTTCTTGAGGTGCACCATTTGTTACAGCGTTCAAAAAGTTCTGGCGAATTTCATTGAATTTGTTTGATAATTGCATTGTCATTAGTATTTTTCCTTTCTAAAATGCAAAAAGACCGAACCCTTTCGGTACAGCCTTGTTTGTGTTATTTTCGCTACTTTCTGGAAAATTGAATTTTTTCTGTACAAATTCGCTATTTTCAAAAGTCTCTTTTGCGATTTGTCGAGCTTCTAGCTTATTAGCTACCAGCTCAGCGATTTTATCAACATCAGGAGTCATTGCTGACTTCATTTTTTCAATAAAATCATGTGGAATCATTGGAGTTTCGCTTGCAGCAAACGTAGGAGCGATTTCTTCAGCAAACATGATCTTATCAGCAAATCCTTGATTCACTGCTGATTCAGCATCGAACCATTTTGTCTTATCCATCAGACTTAATAAATCATCTAATGCTTTTCCTGTTTTATAGATATAAGCATTTGCGATTGATTTGTTAAATCCTTCAAGTACTTCAGCTTCATGCAGTAGAGCATTATGATCTCCGCTAACGTTTGAAGATACGTTGTGAATCATGATTTGGGCAGTAGGGCTAATCTCCACCTCATCACCAGCCATCGCGATAACGCTTGCCGCACTTGCAGCAATACCAACGATCTTAACAACTACTTTCCCCGAGTAGGATCGTAAGGCGGTGTAGATTTCGCTGCCTGCGTATACATCTCCTCCTCCTGAATTGATATGAACTTCGATGTCCTCACCAGTTTCGGGAAGTACTACATTTTTAGGAGCTGTATAGTCCCAGCCAAACCAATCATAAATCCAACTGTCATTGTTTGATACAATGGTTCCCTTAATCGGAATCACTTTCATCTTCTTTCTCACCTCCCTTCTCTACATCCTCACCAAGTTGATAGTTTTTGGTGATCAGAGGCTTGTCGCCCCACGGTACAGCTTCAAGACCAAGTTCCTCGCGAACCTCATTAATGAGCATAGACCCAGAAGAAATCAGCTTGTCAATACTTTGAGCAAGCGAGAATTTGTCCCTTTGACCTTCTCCGACAATGACAAGACGCTTGTTCCCCCTGTGCTCGCTTTTGCTTAGCAAAGCGAAGTTCAGTCCATCGCTCATTTTCTTAACAAGTGATTGATAGCAATAGCTGTTAAACATCTTCTGGCTATTCTCTAAATTCGCCATATCTCCATGCATCAGCGCAGTAGGAATTCCTAAGATATCGGCCACTTCATCATCAAATTGCCGACGAAGTTTCTTCAACTCGTCTACAGAAATATTTGATGTACCTGTAGTGTTCGTTAACTCAGAATATTCCATTCCTTCTTGAGCTGGAACTATCGCAACTGTTTTGGTTGTAAACGACTTGAAAAGACCATCGGCATATATCTGCATCTTCTCACGCTTTTTGTCGTCGAAGCTTGCATTTGTCCTTGTGCTAAGGACTCCACGGATTTGATTATTACGTGCTAGCGCTTCTACTAGACGGGTATGTAGTTTCTCGTAGTCGTTAAACAACTGAGTAAAATACTCTTGAAGACGATTGTTGTTGTACTGCAGAAAAATGACTTCATTCATCTTGAATGATTTTTGGAAAGTATAACCCTGACAAGTCACAGCAGTGAATGTATCATCATACACAGCATACTTTTGACGAATGTACGAGTCTGCAATCAATAACTGATCATCATTCGACAGAAAGATTAGCACTTCATTCTTGGTCAATAAGCGATAGATAGCTTTTTGCCAAAATTCAGAAGCTGATTCATTCTTGTTGGGCCTAACATTTAGCAGATAATCCCAATCAGTAGCCTTCTTCTTCCCGTTCTCGATGAACTTGAACTCAGACCTTGCAAAGATGCGGGCCACAAATTCAGCAGCCTTATCAATCGACAAGCTTTTTAGTTGCAGATTTCCAAAGATCCGCTCCAGCTCATCAAATTCAAAACTTGGTTCCGGAACTTCTCGCTTGAATAAATTTAGCCATCCCAAGGCACCTCCTCCTTTCTAAGATTTTATGCCTACCACCCACCCGGGATTTTCCCTTATCGCTTAAAGAAAGGTTTCTTAAAGCGTTTTAATTCTTTCTTGATTGACCCAAACTCTTTATTTGTTTGTTCAACATTTTTGGCACAAATCTCTTCATGCCGTTTTAAAGCTTGATTCAAAGTATTCAACTCACATTCGAGCTCATGGATCTTTCGTTCGAGCATTTGTTTCTTCTTAATACGTTTGTTCATTTTGTCGTCCTTTCTAAAATTCCCAGTCTTCGATCACGTCAAGAAAGTCTCCAACCGTACTTTCCTGAATGATTTCTCTCTTGTAGAGAGCAGCAATAAAGGCATGGAAACCGTCAGTCTTTCGTCTCAGCGGTTCCTTTTTCAAAAATCTCTTGTTTCCGTCTTTGTCTTCTTTCACAAATGTATTATCGGTATACCAGAGCATTGATTTGTCGTTTTCAAAAATGAATCTTTCGTTCGCAAATCCATCTTCAATGATTGGAGCCACCTTCGACTGTATCGCTCCTGGATTTCGCAAAAATTCATATTCAAAATCAGCTTCTTCCAGCAATGGTTTCAGCAAGTCCATTCGAAATCCATCAGCACAGACAATTTCGATATTGTACAGCTTGCGCCACTGAATCAATTTATCGACAAGTAATCTTGGATCTATACTTGGACCGTCTACGATAGTGAAGAGGCCTTGCTCCTGCCATTCACGGATTGGAGCTTTGATTTTAAACATATCCAAAAATTGCTTTCTGGCAAAACTGTGTTGCTTCCAGATAAATTCATCACCGTTTTTAAAGAGTAGACCAACGCTGGCAAAGTCTCTGATGCTTGCGTAGTCAAAGCCTGCTACACAAGACCTTCCTGAAAGATCTATGTCAGGACTTCTTAATGCAGCCATTAACTTTTCACGAGTGGTTACATCTTTTTCAATATCAGCTTCTGGCAGGTTCATCCGCTTGGTCATAAATTCCTGTCTGCCTGATGGTTCCAATTCCAAATCATCATAGTCAGCTTTCGTTCTGGCTAGTAGACGTTTGGCATAAGGTGTTTTTTCGTCAAGCATAGGATTCGCTTTTGGCCAGTTGCTCATGTCGTCCACTTCTTCCGGATCATCTAACTTGCAGATAAACGGAAATAAGCGAAACTCATCAAGTTCACCGTTCAAGATTTTCATCGACTTCTCAATCAGCTTGTCATAGAACCCTTCACGGACGTACCCATTGGTACCATTGTAGAAGGTACGAGCATGGGCAATTTTACCAAGACCTGACCGTTGGATTTTTACAGCAGAGTCATTTTCAAACTGGTGAATTTCATCAAATTCAAGACAGCCATCGCGAGCAGAGTCCATCGTCTTCGGATTGTTTGTCCGATAAGAAAAGACCGAGTTATTCCCTCGGCCTGTAATAGACATCTTTGTTAAATAATAATGATCTTCCAATCCCCTTCGTTGAACAGTTTCATAAACTTCCTCAAATGAGACCTTGCCCTGTTTCTCGGAGTTAGCTGTGATAGTCACGTCGTAATCTCTTACAGGGTAGAGAGGGCTGATGAAAAATGCGTCTCGACTAGACATAAAACCGTTCTTCCCTCCACCACGGGCCAAGGTTAGTAATATTTCATCAAATTGAGGTTCGCCATCCTCTTTCCGGAAAAGAAAAATGAATGGCGTGATGAATTTTTGATATCTAGCCAGCGGGAAGAAATTTTTCTCAGTGAACTGGATATATTTTTCAATCAAAATATTGTCGAAATACAAATCATCCCTTGGATAGATTTTTTCTTTGATGATTTTGAACAATAGTGAGCGTTCTTTATTGACTTTGATTTTTCCAGATTCAGCAAGTTCAATATATTCATCAATCAGAGGGTGAGAAATCACAATAGATCACTTCCGTCTGATGGTGGCTTCTTCTCCACTGGTGAGTTTTCAACCTCAAAGTCAAATGATCGCTCGATCGCTAGTAGTTGATTGCTGGTTGTATTGATTTCTTTGATCAACGAGTTTGCTTTTTGAAACCTTTGCTGGCCATTATGCACAGTGATGACCAGGCCGTCTTGATGAAGCCTCTCCTTTAGATCATAAAGCAATCGGACAAGATAAATATATCGATGGACTTTCTCGTACTGGATCGCATCTTTTTTTCGTGTGCTGAAATTGCCGATTTTGGAAAGTAACTGGTTTTCCAATTCTTTTATATTTTTTTCTGTGTATTCTTCCATGAGCCCCCTCCCCCTTAAAAAATAGTGCTTTGCATTTGGAAAATCGACCCCTCCCACCGGTTCCCAGAGACCGATTTTTTTCGATTTTTTTCGACCGGGGGGTCTTCAAATTTTTTAAAATTTTAAATTTTCATCCCCACCATTCATCAGAACGAAAATTTTTATTTTGCAGTTTGGATGATTTGCGAAATTGAAAGCGATGATGTCGCTTATTGTGGCACTCCTTACACAGAGTACGAAGATTGTTAATATCTAAAGCAAACTCTGGATAATATTCTAGCTCTTTGATGTGATCGACTTCGAGGTTATTTGTAGTCACCTTCCCCTCATCTCGACACCAGACGCATTCAAAATGATCTCGACTCATTGCTTCGAGTCTTAATTGTCTCCATGATCTCGAAAGATAAAACTCTCTGCGACTTTCTCTTGTCGAAACATCTACTTTCAATTCTCAAATCCTCTGTAACATTTCATACTTTCAATTATCTATTTCTGAAATTCATTATATTATTTCTGAAAACTATGTTGTTTTTCTCTCTTGAATTAGACATATCTTATATTCTGTCTGATTCATCCCGACTTAAAAAAGCCAGTAAAATAAATGAATAGCAGGTAACTAATAAAACTAATTAGCGTTTTACTCGTTGTGTCTAATTGATAACTATAAATCAAAATTAGACATGGCTTTATCTCGTTGATCTTGTCTAATCCCAATGTACCTAAGCGTAATTGCAGGAGATGAATGATTAAATAGATCCATGAGCATTGCCACGTCTTTGTATTTTTTATAGTAATGATACCCAAATGTTTTCCTCATCGAATGAGTTCCGATGTTTTCAATACCACATTCGATAGCAGCTGTTTTTAATATCCAGTCTACTGTTCTTCTATCGAGCGGTTTGTTTTTTCCAATACGACTTTGAAACAAGTAATAATGTAGTGGCATGTCTTTGATATATTCTCTGACTTCCTTTTTCAAAGTCTTTGTCATCTTGATCTGTTTCTGCTTTCCAGTCTTCTGCTCTTTTATCTTGATATGCCATCCTTGAACATCTTTCACTCGTATCCTCAAGATGTCTCCTACACGCAATCCGGAATTGATGCCAAATAAAAAGAGCAAGTAATTTCGCTCATTCCATTCACGTAGATATTCCTTCATTGCCTGAATGTCGTCTTTGTCACGAATAGGATCCACAATGTTCACGGTGTAACCTCCTTCCTGGGTAAAATAAAAAGCCAGTAGATACTGACTTGATTTTATTAGGAACTCAGGAATCGAACCTGAAACCAATTGATTTGAAATCAATCGATCTCCCGTTGAGCTAGCTCCTAACCAATATAGTGCGAGAAGATGCCCAAGAGAAAAAGGTAAGTTAACCTTACCCTCAATCTCTTGATGTTACTATTTTATCACCTTATTTTTGATTTTTTTCCACGATTTTGAGCGATTTTTTAAGATTTTTCCACGCTGATGTTAAATTTTTTACTAAGCGATAGTTCATAGATCTTTGTTTCAAGATTCTTAAAGAATGGCTCTATCACTTTTTTGTAGGCAAAAGACTTACTACAATGCAGATATTTAATGGATGCTCCTTCAACGGTCAATGTATTGTCAATATATACTTCTTTGATCGCCAACCATTCCTGTGCTGGTGTTGATTCTTTCACTTCGGAAATTGCCTTTTTCATCAAATCAAGACGATGCAACTCTGGATCTGATTCTTTTTTGATAATATCGGCCAGCGCTTTAGGAGTCATCATTGTCCCTTTTGTAATTGTACTATTGGAATCAGATGGTTTCCATGGCGTCTCAATTTCTTCGAGACGACTAGCAATTTCTTTCTCGAACGGATATTGATTTAACGCTGATATTAAATAACCATACCTACCTCTAATGCTCATTAACTTCCTCCAAATCTTCTTCTTTGACCCAATTTCCATTTACCCACTGGCCCTTTCGGTCCTTAATTTCGTTGTAGGCAATTGATAGGCATTCCTCAAATCTATATCCAAGCAACACCGAAATACGTTCAAGATGCGCAAGTATTCGTTTTAAATTAAACTCTATATTGATCTTATCTAAAAAGTCTTTCGACAAGAATAATTCCGATGCATAAAAGAAAATCATTGTTATAGCTTTATCGACATTCTCTTCCAGCGTTTTGTCATCTGAGAACAAAACATTCTCTGGTTTGATTTTTAACATCATTGATAAACCAATCAATACAACAGTTGCATCCCCTATACTATCTTTCGTTAGATCCTTTTTATTTTTCAAGAATCCTGAAGATAGTTCTCCACCCTCTTCAAACAACTTCAGTATTTGCTTGTCTGGACTACCTTGCTCCACATGCCTTGCCAAGAACCATTCTTTCGTTAAATACAACAACTCTTTTAGTTTTGGAGTAGCTTTCAATTTGCTACCTCCTTTTGAAAAATCTCAACCATACCAGTTAAGGTGGACCTGTAAGCTTGTGCTTCGTGCAATGTTTTAAACTCTTTATCTTTAGACTTAGCTGGATGTGATCCAGCCCATGGACTGTGCCCCATGTATTTTCTAACAACATATACCTTCATGCTTCTTAACTTCCTTTTTTCTTCACCATGTTCATTCCACGCCCTCACGATAGATCAAGAGACACTCGCGGTCTTTGAAAGGAATATGATCTACTGCATTTTGATTCACTTTGTACTCAATTGCCTCAATCTTAATGTTAGGATTCTCATCGAAGAATGAATTCATTTGATCTGTGATTGACAAATCACTAAACACTCCTGCGATAAATAGTTTTGCTTTCATATTACCCTCCCACTCCATTTCTTTCTGCAGCTTCCTTAACTTCCTCTGCCCGTTTTCTCTCACGCATCTGATACTCGCTGTTTAACTTATTCAAAATAACATCCTGCGCATTATTTCGATCAGCCAACCGCTGGATGGATAACTCATGCTCTTGTACCGTCCATTCGAGGTCACTCACACGTTTCGTAAGACTTCCAATCCGTGCGTTTAAGTTAATGCACACGATCAGAAATACCAGCGATACTGATGAGAGAATTGTGTAAAATAGTTTAGTCATAGCATCCCTTCCACATCTAAAATTTGATCTATGATATTCTTTAAGTCGTGAATGTCATTAAAAGGCTTTACTGCATCGTACAGGTTGAGAAAGTACGAATCAGTAACAAATAAATCTTCCATGCCAAGTACAGCGATCTCTAACTTGCCATTTATTTGGGCAATAGATAGAGTTCTGTTAGCTCGTATTGGTATACGTACATTGTCTAAACTCATCATTTCCTCCTTATCTATGCTTCAGCACGATTACTCGATTGATTTCCTTACAAGGAAATAGAAGCTCTCCACCTTTTTTTAAATACTCCCAATTATCATCTTCGAGGTCTATCGTTAGAGCCTCATACTCTTTGCAGTTGACCTGTATCATTCTTTTGTCCCAAATCATTGGTTGTCCTCGTTTCCGTATCCTACGAAAGAAATCACCTCGTTTGGGTTAATGCATAAATTCTTAACACGCATTAAATGTCCATTATTAAATTGGCTAACCAGCCGAGTCAAATCTTCCTCACTGCATCCATACGCTTCAATCTTATTACCGTTTTTAAAATGAAATACAATCGTCATTGTTTCACCTCGCCTGTAATTCTATTCCGCTCATTTCTAATTTCAAGACGGCCGTCATAGCCGAAGCATACTAACGTTACTTCTTCTTCCCATTGATTCTTTGTGTATGGGTATCTGTTTGGTCGTGTCATATTACCACCTCATATATAAATATTTCGTATCAATATCCTGTTCTAAAATACACTCTTTCAACGACTTCAAAGCTTCCAATGCTCCGCTGACTGTCCCCCATTTGTTTTCAGGTTCATACTGAGTATACTTCTCTGGATACCGTTCTAACTCAGATATACCGCGGGAGATATTATCTAAAATGTCAGCAACATTGTATGTTGTATTTTGGTTAAAATCCCAATTCATGGCAACTCTGAACATTCTTCCAAGATTGTAGGTTGGAGAACTATATTTAGGTTCCGCAATGCAAATATAATCTCCATTTTCTATTTTTGCTAATATTTCCAAATCATAACTCATTCTGTTACCTCCAACAATTCGGGATTTTCGTAGATGTTGCCGATGATTACCTCATCACCAGTCCAAGCATATCCCTCTCTTATACCTTTTAGATATATAGCTGGCATTCCGCCTACATATGTACCACCATATTCTTTTTCTAGGTATACTTCATGAAGACAACCTCTTGTACATTTAATAATATCTCCGACAAAAACTTCCTTACCATTCTTATCAAATAGTCCTGTGGATTGCATGAGGATAACATCTTCCCCATTTCTCTTATCTTCAAATTTTAACGGAACCGATGTGGAGCCATCGCTAAACTTCCCAATGATCTCCTTTCTGACGAATGAAATCATCATTATTTCATTGATCATTTCTTCCGCTAGTACATACCACGCTCTAAATTTTGGAATCATTCTGTACCTCCTCAAAGCGCCCGTCTATTTTTGGGCTTATTTCTTTTGAAAATAGGATTCTTCTTTTCTTTTTTCTTCTGCTTGTGATATTCACTGTCTTTATTGAAGATAATATCTTCGTCTTCAATAAGTTCAGGAATAAAATATCTAGATAGGTATCGTTCAGGTCGTTTCATCACTCAACCTCCTAAATTACTAAATGGGACTCCCCATTGATAATCAACGTATTCATAACAAACATCTTTGATAATTTCACCTTTGGAAATTTCAATTTCCTGTGTGAATTCTATGCCACACTCAAACGTAAAAATTTTAATATCAACATCAAACTTACTTGAAATTTCTTGATAATTTTCTGGAATAGCACTCCACGCTTGCTTGAAATTATCCAGTTCAACAGTACAAAATTTTTCTTCAAGCCAAACTTCTATTTGTTTTTGGTCAATAAACGCTCGTCTTGTCCCATTGATGTAAAAATAGGGACCTGTGCTGTTGAATATAAGTAGAGTGCCATCATATTCATCTTTTAGTGTTACAGTGTCGCTTAATAGCATTTCTTTCAATGCTGATACAATATTTTCGCTTCTTCCTCTTAATTTAAGAGATCCTTCGGCCCAATTTGGCATTATACCTCCACCTCCTCAACTTCAAACAATGGACTGTCGAATACTTCTCCAAAACCTGCTTCTTCAAGCTCTTTCTTAGTGTGGTTTTCTCTTTGATGATCCGTTTCATAGATCGAAGAGAAAAACCACGTTTTGTTTCTCTTTTCAAAAATTAGGCAATTATTAAAATACACACCTTTAACCCTTACAAAATACCGCTTCTCTTTCTTGACCTCGTAGCCATTGATCCAGGCAAGAGCGAATGTTTCTTGGTTTTCTTTCTTTTTGATCCATAATATTAATTCAAAACTTTGGTTATTTGCTTTCAAAAAACTTGGAGTCATAGCAAGATAGAGAGAACTTGTAAGATGTTCTTTACATACTTCAATCCAATCCGCCACAAACTGCGGGACTATGACCTTCTGCGTTTCATCTAGCAACTTAATAAATTCCAACACTGCTAATTTATTAATCATTGGTAATGGTCCGCTACAATCTGAAGGTAAATGAGCAATTCTCTCAAACAACTCTTGTTTATTCATTTTCTTGCTCCTCATTTAGATTCCTCGTATTCTTCAAAATCATCAACAATAATATAGTTGATGTTTTTTGGGTTTGCGTAAAAATTTCGAATTATCATCAATCTTCCATTGATAAACTGATTGAGGATTCCTGCCAGTTCATCTAGAGTGAGATCGTTCACTAAGAATTCGGTTTCTTGTGAATTTAAAAAAACAATTTTGATTTTTTTGAGTTCTCCTGACTCCTGTTTATTCATTCTTCCACCTCAATAGTGCTTTCTTCTCATGCTATTCATTCCATCGAATTTAAAACCGTGATCTTTGTCAACACCTTTGCACGCCCGATCCATGATTGCTTGATTATAGACCGACTCAATATCGGCGCTACTTGCTAGATTACTGGTAATGATCGTGCAATTTCTGTTGTCAAGAATTGAGAACAGAATGCTTTTAGACCAATCTGAGATTTTTTCTTGGCCTAAATCATCCAAAACTAAAAATGGTATTTTAGACAGCCTTGCTATCCATTTCTGCTCAGTGTTAGCTTCGTTCCCAAAATCGTTTCGGATCCGTGCCAACAATTCTGGCAATTTGATAAACATTGCTTGCTTCTTCGTTCGATCCGATACAGATTTGATAATGCCGTATGCCAAATGACTTTTTCCCACACCAGCAGGCCCTAAAAAAAGAACATTATTAGTAGCTCCATCAACATACTCATCGACAATTCGTTTAGCAGCAGTTAGCATTTCTTTTTGCTTAACAGTGGTAACCTCGTAATTGCCTAATGTTGCATTTTTGAGTTCAGCGTTAACAATAGAAGAGTTGAATAATACATCCAATCTCTTCTTTTCGCGACGTTCATCTTCTTGCTTCCAGTAAGTGTCCTGAAGCTCTTTTTGCTCTTTTTCTATTTCTTCTTTCCCGCATGCTTGACAAACCTCAACCTGATTCGGTCCTACAGCATACATCTGTTCGCCATGTTTTTGGCAAACTTTGTCAATTTTAACCATGGTCCATCGACCAAAAGTAATTACATCATCTTGATTCATATCAACACCTCGCACAATCCATAAGATGTGCCAGCTTCCCCAGCACAGCCTTTGGATCAGAATGGGATAACATACGTTCTTTCATCGAATCACTGAGAGGGTAAAATTCCTTTTCAAACGCTTCGATGACATCTGCTAATGTAATCATGTTAAACTCCTATATCATTGCTACTAGTTCGATTAGAGCGAGGACCTTCGTTTAAATATGTTTCAAACTTAGTTCCAAACAAGGTCTCTGGTCTCAGATATTTATTCATATCTTTATTTTTCAACCAGTCCCGGCTCTTAGTATCGATAACCTTTTTAAAATCTTCCAATCTGAAACCGTCATTCCATCTAGCACGAATCAATTTGCGAGTGGATTTACCTGTGTAGGTGTAACATTTTCCACATGTATTGTTTAGATGCTCAACGATTTCTTTATAAGGGATAGCGTCATAGTGTGATTCATTAGAATCAGCACTATAGGTATTTAATCTAACCTTATCTAACCTATCCTCTCCTAACCTAACCTGTGGCTCCGAAATGGATACATTTTGTATACATTTTTTCTCATTATTAAGATTCGCTACTTTTGATTGATCATACTCTAATCTAGCCTTTTCATCCTGGTAAATTGTAGATTGGAAACGGTCGGATTGGATGTAGTTATGGATTCGCCAATGCCGAATTACGACAACTCCAGTATCGAATGGGATTAGAAAACCTTTTGCAATAAGGATTTTCATATCATCTTCGCTGGCGCCAATGGTTCGTTGAATCGTTCTCGCACGGTCGATAAATCCTTCGTCATCTGCTCCCATATTCAAATGGAAGTAGAGAGCTTGCGTAGATAGAGGCATTTCAAGAAAATGGTCTGTGTCAGTTATTTTCTTACTGAACATTCGTCTTTGAGCCATTTTATCACCTCCTAAAATGGTAAATTATCTTCGTTGACCTCGTAACCAGGAGGCATTTGTTGATCCATGCTGGCTTGATTATGCTTTTCTCGACTCTCAAGTAATCGAAAACTTTCAGCAACTACCTCTGTAATATAGACGCGTTTTCCATCGTTGCCTTCATAATTTCTGGTTTGAATTCGTCCAACTATAGCTAGTAACATTCCTTTTTTAGCCCAATTCGACAGATTTTCTGCAGATTGTCTCCACATCACACAATTGATGAAGTCTGCTTCGTACTCGCCATTTTGCGCCTTAAAATTTCGGTTGACGGCCATGTTGAACGTTGCAACTGCTGTATTTGATTGCGTGTATCTTAATTCTGGGTCTCTGGTCAAGCGACCAACTAGCACTACATTATTAATCATATGCTGTCATCATTCCTTCCAATTTATTCGTCATCGTCAATCCCTTTCAGATTAATCAATTGATAACCTTTATGCTTTATCCGTTTCTTATACGCGGGGGTGCTGTAAAATAGAACCGTTTTACGATCGATCCCCAGCTCTTCAGCGATTTCATCTGCTGTACCTGAAGTCACATAAGTATCGCCCCTGTAAAGAGCATAAACTTGTTTTGGGAAACTCATACTCTAATCACTCCATCATTATTAAAATCTCGAGACATCTGACGAAGTCTGTCTTCGAATTCGTTATCTGGCAGTTCCATCAATTCAGCTTTTTCTTCTGCTTTAAAAGGTCGATGAGCATCTTGCCAATCCATCATTCTCACTAATTTCATAATAGGATTCATTGTTTCTCATTTTTAGGCATTTTCTTTTAGAAACTCAGAAAGTTTTAAAACTTGGTTTGCAAGGCGGATAATTTCATCAATTGATTTTGCATTATAAATTTGTTGAGCCTTCCGCTTAATAAATAACAAATCATCAAGGTTATTTACTGATAAGTCATTATTTTCTTCTTCTGTACTTCTATCAGAATTCTTGGCAACATCATCTAATTCTAAAGCTTCATCGTTCGATTGATTCAACTCATCATCCTCAAGAAGATTGAATGGCGGCTTCAGGCCAGCGTATTTAAAGCTATCATTGAACATTTCATTGATATCAAAAAAATCATTGTTTGTTTTAATGTTTTCTAAATCCTTTCCATGAGAGTATACAGCGATAGTATGGCAAATCCTGCAAGCGATTTTTACATTTCTTTGAGTTGGTGTGTTGAATGAATTTTTGAGTGATTGATAAGGGTATCCAGTTGTAAAGCCTAGTCTCGCATCTAATTCTTCTGCACTAATTTTTTCATGTATTCTTAATGCTTTTAATTTATGAATATATATATCTGTTAAAATTTTGATGAAAAAATAATAGATGGGGTCGTTTTTGAAAAACTTATCAAAGTTAAAGGGATCAGTGGTGAAAATTTTCTTACATTCCTTGATCGACTGTTTATATTCATCTGCTTTATTAGGGTAGCAAGTTTCTACAATTTTATGTAATTCCTCAGTAATAGGGTCTTTTTTTCTTTTTCTATTTTTGTATTTTCCTTTAGCCACTTTTAATTCTCCTGTGTTATAATTAATATATAGTTCTTTCAAGGCGCCTTACTCAAAGGCGCTTTTTGTTTTTGTAAAGTCCGACAGAATCTGAGTCCACTTCCTAACGAACGTCCACAGCACTCCAATCATTATCTGAATGAGAACGCTTCCGTGCCTCTGCCAAGTGGTCAAATACACGTTGTTCACCGAGCGCAATAGCTTCGTCAATATCTTCACCGTATTGTTCCATTGCCATCTCTAACTTACGTTCACGGGCTTTCTTGCGTTGGACCTTTTTAAAATCCCAAACAGCTCCAATATAGCCGGCTGTGAAAAATGTCCCTGCAATTGTCAGTCCTGCAATAATGTCGTTATACATGTTGTATCTCCTTCTCTAGTTCCAATATTTCATGTACATCGTTTAAGTCATACATGATGTATTTCCCTTGCTTGCGATATTTCAAGCCCTTGCGCTTCAAACGTTTCAAGTATTCATTGCTAAAACCAAATATTTCTTGTAGCTCTGCTTGGTTTACTGGTAGCAATTCTTTTTTGGCTTGCTCTTTCGCTTCGAGATAAATTTCTCTGATCTGTTCTTTGATTAATTCTTCAATCATTGCCCACCTCTCCAATCTGTGGTATAATTGTCTTGGTTAATTTATTTGAGCGCTTTTCCCCAAAAGTGCTTTTTTTATTTGCCAAGCCATTTCAACCAACCAAGCTCATTTGGCCGTTACGGTTCTTGATTTCTAATTTAGTATTGGCTGATGGTTCCCAGCTTCCCCAGTAGTCAAATGCTTGTTCTTCATCTTTGCGTTTCAGCAAGTCATACCGTGGGATGCGGAAATATTCTTTGAAGTCTTTGGCAGCCTGTGAAAATACCGACTGTGCAAATTTTCGATCCTTGTAGGCTTGGCTGTCTTTACCACCCAGCAATTCGACTACTTTTTGTTTCCGCATTTTTTTAAGTGCCAAACAGATTGACGGATTTACTGGTTGCTCATTTTTCAAATAATCCACATCGGCTGATAGAACGGATTGTCCTTCTTTCAGCTTTTTTAGTTCCTGCAGTGCGTGGATCATCACATCTTCTGTAGTTAAGTCATTGTTGACTTTTGCAATTTCATTTGTCATTCAAATTCTCCTTCTAAAATGTTGCTTTCTTTGCGGATATCGTTCAGGTCGTTAAAGAAACGCAGCCCACGACTGATAAAGCTATCAAATTCATTTCGGATGATTCCGTCTGCTTTGAGGACTTTCTCCTCATCTGCGTAGATCAGACCACCCATGCTTGCTAAGAAGTCGTTCCCCTTTTGAAGTAGGCTTGTGATGTTCTTGTAAGCTGAGATTTGCTTCTGTACGCTATTGAGTTGTCCTTGCGATTCTTCAATCGCTCGTGTCAATTCATCGTACTGAGCAGATTTCTTATCGACCTCTTCACGCTGGGCCAGTGTGTCAGTAAGTTGCTTTTCGATGAACTCAGAGCGTTCTTCCATCGCCTTCACGGTTTTAGAAAGTTCCTTGTTCTTTTCTAGCAATTGCCTATTAAGGTCTTGTGTGGCCTTGTAATCGTCTGGGACGGTTTCCCTCACTTCTACTTTAGAAGCCTTTAGAGCCTCATTCTCGCCCTTTAAAAGTTCATTTGCTTGTTGACTTAGTTTTAGTTTGTTTTTAACTTCTTTCAGCTCCCGAACAGTTGGGGTGTCGCCATCCTCGATCCGTTGGATTTGTTCTTGTTTCTCTTCTTCTGGAAGAGTTGCGATGAGGTATAGGGCTGATGTTCCTAAATCGTTCAACGTTGAACGATTTGAAAGTTGTTGAGCAATTGTCATCATCTTTCTGGCTTCACTATGAGAAATCTTGATGGTATCTAACCATTTCCCGAACTGACCATGTGCCAAATCATTCTCTTTCACATGGTTCAATCTTCTGCCGATTTCCCAAATCGACTGGCCAGCAATTTGTTTGTGATGACTGATTTCAAGTTCTATCTGAGATAGATTATTTGATAAAGTAATTTCGTTCACACGCTTTTTCCTTTCTAAATTTGATATAATAAAGATAATAAATCGATCGGAGAAATTTTATGATATTTCAAGCGAAAATAAATTCTTCTGTTTCTAGACCTGTAACCGTAGAAGATATCTGTCCAAATTGTAAAAAACCAACCAATCCAGATCTTGTGAACTCTTCTTATTTTTATCTCGGAGAAGATAAAACAAGCTTAGTATTAACATTTAGATGCTTAGGTTGTAAGCACTTCTGGACAGAGGAGTTTACAGCCACATGGTATTCAAGCAATAACTACGAGGAAGAATACAGAATCGAACATATCAAAGTAATTCCTAATCTTCCGAGCGATATACCTATATCTGACGATGTAGAGATGGTTTCACCAATTGGTAAGCAAATCTATGTCCAAGCACTGAAAGCTGAACACGAACAACTAGACCACATTGCAGGCATTGGATATCGTAAGGCACTTGAGTTCTTTGTTAAAGATTTCTCTATTGTTACAAATCCTGATGACGAAGATAAAATCATTAAAATGTCATTGAAACAAGTTATTGAAAAATATATCAAGGACGAAGACCTTAAAACATTTGCGCTTGCATCTGCTTATATCGGTAATGATGAAGGTCATTACTACAGAAACAACCCCGACAAAGACTTTACAGACCTAAAGAACTACCTGCATGGAGTTATTCACTACATGGAAATGAAACTCAATTTTCTTGATGCTCAAGAGTTTGTGAATCGCTCAAAGAAATCTTAGAATCTAATTCATCCAACTTCTCAGCAATATACGTCACGGTCCTCAGTATTTCATTGAGGGCTGTTCTTTCTAATTCATTCATTTTTATCATTATCTCATTAATGAGATATCCTTTCTAAAAAAATAAGAACATCACTTCCAGATAATGTCTTTATAGTTGATCCCTAGTGTCTTCTCAATCACTGGGATATACTTTGCATTTGGCTTTGTGTTACCAACTCGCCAATTTGAGACTGTCGGGTAACTTACACCAACAGCATCTGCAAATTGTAGAACGGTCATGTCTCGCACTGCCATCCATTGTTTCAGCGTTAACTGTGTCATTCTTTCACCTCCTATCTAAATTCGTCCAAGCTGACCTCCAGTGCATCAGCTAATTTGCACATGTTCGTCCAAGACATCTCTTTCAATTTCCCAGCCTTTAAGTTGGAAAAATTCGATTGAGAAATACCTGACTTTTTAGCTAGTCGATACACTGACCAACCTCTTGATTTTAATTGTTGTTCAATCTTTTTCCACATTTCAAACACTATATGTTGTGCATACACAACATATTTAATCCTTTCTAGCACTATATATTGACAAGTAAAAGCATTTACATTATAATGTATCTTGTCTAAGACCTCTCACCGTTTTAGTCAAAATCTAAACAGAAAGAACGAAATTATAATTATGGATCCTAACCAATTTCAAGACTTCCTTCCTCTTGTTACAGGATTTTTAGGAGGAGCTACTTCAGCCGGTGTATTCGCTGGCCCTATTCGAACATTGCAAGATTGGTGGTATATCAATTATGGTCACAACGTTTCTAATCAAGCAGCATTATTGCGTGCAAAAAATGAAATCGATGTTGAGAATCTCAGAAATAGCACACTTCAAGAAGTAGCAACTATCCCACCAGAGAATATTCAAGAACCGCCCCTAAAAATATTAGGCCCTGCTTTGGAAGCATCTAAGTATTATATTGAAGAAGAAGAGCTACGCTCTATGTTCGCAAAAATATTATCTAGTTCATTTGATAATCGAAAAAACTCGGTTATTCACCCCTCTTTCGTTGAGATTATTAAGCAACTAGATGTCACAGATGCACGTATTCTCCAATTCTTAAAAGAACAAGACTACGCAACAGACTCCCCAATTCCTTGCATGAAAGCTGTAATAAATTCCGACAAAGGAACTAAAACAATATTCCCAATCATCTACTTCATAGATGGATCTGAAGGGATTGATCAACTCGCTCCTTCCTTAATAAACTTAGAGCGTCTAGGTTTGTTAAGAATTAAAAGTGGCACATATTCTGTGGAAGATTCAAATTATGATTTCATTAGAAATAACTTCATTGTTCAACATGTTCTTGAGAATCATCCAGAAATTAGCATTGAAAAAATGTGTTTTTCTATCACTCCTCTGGGGAAGAATTTTTTGGAAGTCTGCTTGTAATTGATTTGGCGAATTCTTCTACACTTGATTTTTCAAAATCCATATATTTTTTATATAAAATATTTACTCTGTGTATATGGTAGTGCATCATTGTTGTTGAAACGATAAAAGATGTTAATATTGAAATGATTAATGTTTCCATAATATCTCCTTTCTTGTGACATTAAACAGAGCAGTTCTTAGAATTTCATTGAGGGCTGCTTTTTCTAGTTCGTCAGCCATTTTTCTACACCTCTTTTTTGATTTTTGATTCAAGTGCTCTGAGCCCGATTTCATGAGCAACATCAGCCATTAATTTCATACATTTGCTTTTTGCTTCACTGTATGTTTCAGATCGATCAATAAGCCAATCTGATATTTCGATAATTTTATCTTCGGAGTTAGTATTTAAGCTTATAGCTCCAGTGCCGAGATTTACAAATGATTTTCCGCCTACGGAAATAAAGATTCCTTTTTTAAAGTACTTCTATTTGATTCGGGTAACATTTTTTATATCCTTTCTCTAAAGTTAAAAATTTCCTATTAAAGACAGTGATACTTTTGAATTAATCACTATCGATTGATTCAATCTTTCCTTCAAAATTGAAAACTTTAAGTTCGTGAGCTAGTTCTTCAAGTTCACGGGCTTTTTTATTGAATTCTTTGTTTAATTCAATAAAACGATCAATATTTTTTACTTTTACATTTACATTAAGTGACACAGTACCAATAGCCATTGCTTTTCTCCTATCTAAAAAAATTTAAAATTACAATTACAATAATCGCTCCTACTGCGATCAAACCACCGATTTCCCATCGTTTATCGTCCATTGCTTTTCTCTGGACAGTATGCTAAACTTAAGTCGTAGGGTTGGGGCTTGCGCCCCTCCTACAACTGTGCGTAACTCTTATCTAAATAAGAGTTGGAGAATCACGGCTATCAGTGCGATGATTGCCGATATCACTGTGGCTCTTGGTTGTGTCAACCAAGGGTCCTTTTTCTTTTGCCTTCGGTTCAGCATACTGTCCTTCCTTTCTTTTGTTTTTGGTTAATTCCTTAACCTTGACTATATTATATCTCATTAATGAGATATTGTCAATAATTTTTTTTATTTTTTTTAAAATTATTTTTGTTTTATATAAAATTGTGGTACAATCTCATTAAAAGAATATAGGAAGAAACAATTATGGTAGGAAGAGATAAACTGACGCCTCTTGAGATAGAAATGCGTTTAAAAATTGCCAATGAGTTAAACAGACTTAAAAAAATGGCTAAACTCAGTCAGCAAGATATTGTTAGAGAATCTGGAATATCACAAAGCACATTGAGTCAGTATTTTTCTGGAAAGAGATTGCCATCCAAGACAAATAGTAAGAAACTAGCTGACTTTTTTGATGTTCCTGTCGAGCAGATCGATCCTCGATTAGATACTACTTCTTCTATTGTAAAAAACGAAATCGCACAAAAAATTGATAAAGTTGTATCTAAACTCGACCCAGAACCATATCAACGTAATGTACTGACTTGCGCAGAGAGACAACTTGAGGAGCAAAAACAAGCTAAGAAGAGACTTGCTGAGGTGCATGATATAGTCGTAGAGTATGTAGCATATAACTACTACGACCAACCTGTATCTGCTGGGACGGGGCAATATCTAAACGAAGTACAGATAGAGACAATCCAGTTGCCTGTGAAGGTGGACGCTGACTTTGTTTGTCCGATTTATGGAGATTCGATGGAGCCAGATTACAAATCTGGGGATTATGTCTTTGTTAAATTGACAGTAGAGCTTCCAAGTGGTACGGTTGGAGTATTTGACTACGAGGGAGAGGCCTATATCAAACAGCTTATTATAGAGAAAGATAAGGCCTATCTGAGAAGTTTCAATAAGAAATATAAAGATATACCAATCAACTCCGACAGTGATTTTAGGATCATCGGTAAAGTCGTGGATGTGTATAGAGAAGAAAAGGAAAACCATCGCTAATGAAACGATGGTCAAAGATGAGTATAATTCACTAATTAGTTAGAAAGGGAACATTTACTATGGGAAGTGATAGAACAAACCGAGAAATAGCAATCTATACTGCAACTGTAATTCAAGAACTCGAGGACTATCTTCACCATCTTCAGAGAATGAATGATGAAGAGAATAAACGATCTGATAAAATAGCGCAATGGATAGAGAATTGGGTAAAATACTTAAAGATAGAGCAAGTCTTTAACCCGCGAAGTATTAAGGCTTTAAAAAGGGGAAGTATCGTTTATGCTGATTTTGGTTTCAATGTTGGTAGAGAATACGGAGGTCTTCATTATGCAATAGTTCTGAATAAAAAAGATGCACGTTCAAATCATCTTCTTCACGTATTGCCTTTAACCTCTGTGAAAGAAACAACTGATATGTCTAATTTGAAATATTTTCAATTCCCAATTGGTGACGAAGTGTTTCAGTTGTTAAAAAATGAGGCTAATCAAAAGGTTATAGAATTAACTAAACTGTATGATCGTTTTTCAAAAAAAGATGATGAATTGAATGAAAGGGCTTTAATAGTTGAATCGTTAATCAAAGATAATAAAAAAGCTTTTGAAATACTTAAAAACTTACCAGCTTCTGATAGAGACGATTCTTTTCTCGAACAAATACAAACTATCAATAAAAATATAGACTTCGCAAGTACTGAGGCGGATAAAATAAAACAGGAGTTAGAAGATAATGCAACTTTGCTTGCAGAACTTAAGGAGAAAATAGAATATGCTAATAAATTTATTCTAAAAACACAAAATATGAACAAAGATAGCATAGTTCTATTAAATCAGGTAACGACAATTAGTAAAATGAGACTCTACGATCCCAAAAATAATAATTCAATTTTGAATGGTATTGTACTTTCCGATGATACTATGGACAAAATAGATGAAGCATTAAAGAAGATTTTCTAAAATCTGACTATTTTTCTTGACTTTTACTTCATTTAGGGTTAGAATTATATCATAAGGTCGCTTGACGACAAAATATATGATACTGTCCCGAGAGGACAATTCTAGCCTTACTCTTACGAGTAGGGCTTTTAATTTTTTAAAAATCTCCAAACCGCCGACAAAAGCAAGTTGAAAGATAAAATAAAAAAACCGCCCCGAAAAATGGGACGGTAGATAGGAAAGATATTATATAGTATAGCATAATATCAAGATGTTGTCATGATCAAAAAATATTTTACTAAAGACGGAGAAACACGCTATATGCTCCAAGCATATCTTGGTGTTGATCCATTTACAGGGAAGCAAAGGCGCACGACCCGTAGAGGATTTAAAACGCAGAAAGAAGCAAAGAAAGCAGAACGTGAACTACTGCTATCTGTGGAAGAAAATGGATTTACAGATCACTCCAGCAAGCCAACATTTAAAGAGGTAGCTGATATGTGGCTTGAAAGCTATGAAACGACTGTGAAGCCTACGACATATCAAAATACAAAAAATTATCTCAATGCCATCATAGAGCATCATTTTAAGGATATCCGAATAGAGAGCGTGTCCGTAGCCAAGATGCAGAAAATTGTCATTGAGTTAAGTAAGAAATATGTGACTTACTTAAATTATCTATCCATCATCAATCGAGTATTTAAGTATGCTATGCATCTGGATATCGTCCAGACCAATCCAGTCGATAGAATCATACGACCTAAGCAGCAGAAACCACGAAAAGAAAAGATAGCACTCACTAAAAAAGAATTAAACAAATTTCTCACGCTGGCGAAGAAAGATGCCAGACCTGTCCTTTATACTGCATGGCACACACTCGCTTATACTGGACTGAGGCGAGGAGAATTGCTGGGACTCGAATGGTCTGATATTGATTTCAAAAATAAGACCATATCGGTCAGTAAGACGCTTGTCACAATCAATGGCAAACTATCAACTCAATCGCCTAAAACCAAACGAAGCGCACGCACGATCTCGCTAGATGATAGCACGGTACAGGTACTAAAGGACTGGAAGCTGGAGCAGAAGAAACTATTTTTTAAAAATGGTGTCAAGTCTCAAAATATCGTAATCACGAATACCAAGGGCAGTTACTTCGATTTTGCGCATTTTCGGGATGAGCTAAAATATTTTTTAGGCAAGCATAAACTGAAACAATTTAGCGTGCATAGTCTACGACACACGCACGCAAGTTTGCTCTTTGAAGCTGGTATAGAGCCTAAGACGATATCGGACAGGTTGGGTCACTCAAATATCCAAACGACACTCGATATGTACACACACTTAAATGACAAACAGCGGTCAGATGTTGCAGATCGCTTATTAAAATTTCTCGAAGCGTAGTCAAAAACGTAGTCATCCCACGGAAACCCTTGATACACAAGGGTTTTTACTTTTATACCAAAAAAGAAGCACGAACGCACTTCTTTTCCTAGTTCTAGGGCCTGATTTCTCCAATT